TTCCATTAAGAGTATGAGCGTTAAAAGTTCATCGTCCTGCGCTTGTATTCCGGTTTCGAGTGTAGCAGACAACCTGCCTAGCGCGGTAGATAGCTTTGCACCGCGCACATTAGTAGCGTGACAAAGCGAGAGGAAACCTTTTTCGGTTCCTAATTTCAGCTCGAAACTCGCCGGTGAATACTTAGCAAGGAGGCTTGGCGGTATTGAGGTATCCCAATTTGGTCCGTCAACTGTCCAGTGTTCAACTTTCCCGCCTCCTGGTTCATCGGCGTTACTGCCTTTGAGAAAGAGGAGTAGCGACATTAATACACTCCCCAGGTTTGGCCTGAAAGCGGAACATGGTCAGACTGGTCAGCTCCAATATTCCAAGAAAAACTCTTTGCAAGTCCAATCTTTGTTCCTGGTCCAGCCCCAGCACCTATGCATGGAGAGCCAATTTGCAAGGTATAATCGCCATTTGCAGGGTCAACCATTAATGGGTCCCCCGTAATGTCGTACTTGCCTTTGGCGTTTCCATTGTAGATGTCAGTTGTACAATTCCAGCAACAATAATCGCTCTGGCAACCCTCTAATGCAGGAGCACCAGACTTCCAAAGACCATAAGTACCAACACTGATAATTGTATTTCTAAGTTTTAATCGAGTAGCCCCAGAGTTCTGAATATGGGTGCCGTTGTTATAAAAAGTACAGCTAGAAATATCTAAATTGTTTGCAGATGAGTTGTTTACTAGCCCTACGGTATTACCGGCAACAATAGTACCTTGAATCATAATGCTTTCTGCGCCAGCGGTTGAGATGCCGGAGGCATGGCCCTTGATAATGCAATTTTTCACCTTACAAACATTAGTTCCAATTCCTGTACCCGCACTCCCTGGTCCAATAATTTCACAATCTTCGACAGAAAGCCCATTGGCATTTCCAGTTGAGCAGACAGAAACTTTTGAGCCAGCGCCCGTGCGTGTGAATTTACAATTAATCACCTCACCTGGAGCGTTCACGTAAAGAGTGTCTGCCGCACCACTTGTGAAAATAATATTCCGAACGACTGAGTGGTAAGGCATTGAAACGACATAGGTGCCACAAATTAAAGTCGGCCTATTTGCCCCAACTGGCTCATCACCTCTAGTCGTATTGTAGCCAATAAGATTGACGCCGCTACTACCGGTAAAGGTTGGTGCATCTGTTAAAGTTCCAGTTCCAATCTTATACCAAACCGTATTACCTGAAACCGTTTTTGCACCAAAAGCTGTAGTTGGAAAGGCAAGTGCTCCACCAATTTTTCCAACACCCGCTGAGCCAGCCCCAGCCGAGGCTATTGTTTTATCTACTGTGATTGTATGGGTGTCTGTGTATCCAGTAATCCAAACCCAATCTACTAATATGTTAGTGCCTGAGGTATTGTGAAGTGCATTACCAACCATTGCAGCAGTGAAACCACCAACAACACTTGTGACTGTGGTAGAATTTTGTACGCAAGCAATATCCGTTAATGCTAACTGAGGCGAGTCTTGCTGAGAATAATCTGTACCAGCTCCAGCTATGCCAGCATCAAAACCACCACCATTGAGGTTGTTTCCCGTTGCTGGACGCATTTCCCAAACTGCTGTCGCTTGTGTACTCATGGATTAACTCCGTGTAACTGAAAGAATTAGAGTTGCAGACTTAATTGCCGTGACCGAATCTACATTGAACCTCAGGATGTCATTAGCATTGATAGTCACATTCCACCCCGTCACACTAACTGACTGCCCTTTTGTTGTCGTTGCGGTTATTGTGGGTTTTGTTCCAGTTGGGATAATTGTGTTAGCTACGAGTGGAGGAAAATTTGCGTAAGTATTATTCCAAATGTCTATAACAAGCGCACCTGGGGTGGTGCTAGCATCATCGGCTAACAGCGTCCAACCAGTTATGGTACAAGCGAAAGGGACAAGTAAGCTCTTCTTGATTCCCGTAGTAATCACGTTAGTGCCATCGCCTATTGTGAAAACGATTCTATCTGGAATACTTAAGCCTATGGTTGGATTACCCCCCGAAGCATCTGCATTACTCAAAGACAATAGGTTCCCACTTACAGCAATTGACCTAGCCGTCAGTGTATTAGCTGCGGTCCTAGCAATCAGGCCATTAGTTGCTAGTGCTGCAAGGGACGTTAGATTACCATTCGGTGCAACGTAGTCGGTTCCCGCCGATGCTTGGCTTAAAACACCGGCTGTAATTTTCAAAAGTCCGGTGGCAATTCCATCGGAAAGTTTAGTGATAGACTTCTGGAGATTTGCAAAGGAAATTTTCTTTGGTACGCGAGTGTCAGTAGGGTCAATGACAACTGGCAAGATGTCGGTATCGCTAACAGCGGTCGCGGTTGGTAGTTCTGTGAATTTCGTATTGCCCATAGTTACTCCAAAATATAACCGCCAGAACCATCTTCAAGTTCAAAGTGCCCGGAGCCATCTTCAAGTTCAAAATAACTCGCAGGGTCAACCGGCGTACCCCCGCCAACTATAGTCCAGACACCAGAAAGTAAAACGTAAAGACCTACATCCACTAGCCCAACCTTAACTGTCTGATAATACAGACTGCCTTCCGCTGTTGCACTTGGAACCGTTGCATAGGCACCTAGATAAAGGTCATCGTTGACCAAGTCTAGGATTCCAGCAATGGGATTCATTTCAAAGTGCATTATAAATCCTGATAGTCGTAAGATGCTCTATCATCCCAAGTCCTAGTAAAACCTGAGATTCCATCTGCATACCTAAACGCCGAAACTGTACCCGAAACCTCCTTGCGCAAAATGCGCCACGTCGGAGAATTCGAAGGTGTACCAGGAAGCGCAAAACCGTAGTACTCAATTGTGACGCTTGCTTTATCTATAAGGCTGTCGAGTGCTAGTTGGGAAAACACTTGCACATCAGCACCAGTAATTTTCAGCACCTCGACGTCGTATGGGGCTAGTGGTCGATTGCCTACTGTTTCTTTTTCGCTCATTGTAGCTCCAGAAATACTTTATCCTGAAAAGCCAAAGTCAAAGTTGCGCCATCGCGCACTTCCACGTCTTTGTTGGAAGGGTCAATGAGGCCAGTTGCAACTAGGTAGTTCGAGTCTAAAACAGCAACGAATCTTCGCGCAGCAAAACCTTCAACGCGAGAAGTAAACACCACGTTTTCAACTAGCAAGCGCACAGAATTTCCCCAATTTGCAATCTGCTTAGAGGCGCGTTTATTCTCCGCTCCATTCGCCGAAACAATTGAGGCGCTAGGTATATTCAAAAGTTGCCTATCAATCGCGGGTGCTGGCGTGTAGGTGCTATCAGTTAGGTAAAAATCAAGTGAAGCATTAGCTAAATCATGCCCAGAAAGGAGCACTCGCTTGAAGTTGTAGTACAACTCAATTGAAGAAGGTAACGTAATTATCACTGCACGACCTCCTCGCAGGTGCGTTCACCTTTTTTATTATACCCAAACACAAAGGCGCGTTTTTGGGCAGGCGGTTTTTGGAGTTCTACAGTCAGGTTAATTGGTAACGTGGTTGTGCTCACCTCTTCACTTCGCGTGTTACCTTTCAAAATAACAGCAGAGTCTTTCCCAAACGAAGCAGCAACTCTTGCGGTAGGCACTTGCTCGACCTTATGTTCTGGTTTGCTCACGGCAATAGTATCTTTTACATTAGATAAAAGGCGTATGGCTAGCTCTGACTTTTGTGCAACAATTTCTTCTTCTGCAACGTGTCCCGTGAAAGCAAGGAAGTAGTTTCGGAAGTCGATATCAATGCTGTCAATCCAAGTAGTGAGAGCCACCTTCGCCCGTGTCTCAGCCAATTGGTCCATACCCCTATCGCTGCAAATACTTACAACAAGCGTATTAAGTGAGCCGCGTAAATCTTCCGAGTCTTTTGCTATAATGTCTGCTATTTGAGAAGCTAAGGAACCTTTCTTCACAGCGTTTATAAGCACCTTGGCGCGTTTCACTAAGCAGCGACGAATAAGTTCTTCAGCAATTGGCTTGAAAGCCTCCAAGGAGTCGGTCTCTGTAGCTCCCGGCTCTGTATCGTCGGCTGCGACAGGGGCATCTTGTGTACTTTTTGAGGTGTCAGGTTCCGTTCCAAGCTCCGTCATGTTGAGTGGCTGCCAATAAGTCTGTCCTTTTCCGTCAGGAATTGGGTTCATGTTTTCGCGTTCACGAATTTCATCCGAGTTCAACCATCCATTATTACGCGCCACAGCGTAAGAGTCGTATCGCGTTTTAATGTCGCCGCGCAAAATTGCGTCCACTAAAAATTCAGCGTAGTACTCACCTTCATCAACGGCAAAGAGTGTATTCTGAATTGCTTGTTCCCATCGAATCAACCATGGGCGCATGGTGTAAGTGACAAATTCAAGCGACTGGTGTTCGATATTTGAGAACGTAGCTCGTTCCAACTCCCCAATTAAATGTGGCGGCACACGGAACCATCGACATATTTCAATCACTTGAAATTTTCTACTCTCCAAGAACTGGCTCTGCTCGTTGTTCATTGAGACGGGCATATAGTCTAGGCCCTCTTCAATTACGGCTGTGCGACTTGAATTGGCATTGCCTGAGTGCGCGTTTTCAAATCCGTCGCGTAACCTTTTCCTTGATTCAGCAGTCAACTTGCCTGGGTATTTCAAAATACCAAGAGGCTTTGCTCCATTACCAAAAAAGCGAGCACCATGTTCTTCTGCAGAAAGCGCCAGCCCTATAGTTTCCCGCGCCATATCAATTGGACTAATCCCCTTTATCCCCTGCGTACACAAGCCTGGGACGTGCAATACTTGCTCTTGCTGGAGGGTAAGAGGTTCTGCGCCTGGTTTACGATATAAGTAGGAAAGCGAACCGTCCCGCGCCATGGTGATGTCCACGCAATCTGGGTTAAGAGGGATAAGCTGAGCAGCATAGCCATCATTAGCAGACAGTATTTGAGCATAGAAATTCCCCCGCAAAAGAATTTGAATCATCGCTTGTTCAAAAAACTGAAACGAAGTCTGGAAGGAATTTGGTTTTGTGTGGAGCAACTTATAAAGTGGATGGTCAGGAGCACGAGTTTTACCCGATGGGTCAAGGCGTTTGTATGTGATTAGAGGCAGGGACGCAAATAATTCAGAGATAAGTCGAACGCAACCAAAAACCGTCGCCACTTTCATAGCAGAGTCAGCTGTCACAATCCGGCCAGAATTGCTTGACGCTCCGTTAAACCAACCTTCCCAACCTAGTTCGGACGCTGCGCGTTTTTCACGCGAAAACCATTTTGGTAGTTTCATTCTTCATCCAAAGGAAACCTAAATCACAAAAACATCTTGAGTCTCGTAGACGCTTGGGCCTGTGTCCTTGTGGAGAATAGCACGACTCAACCCATTTATTAAAGCCGCTATTCCATCAATGCGGTCCTTTGACCTTTTCTTACTCGGCTTAATGTTACCCGCAGCGTCTTGTTCAATTGCAATATTACGAACGCACCACCGCATAACGGGATTATTATTGTGTTCAATCTTATGGCCTAAAATCAAAGCTGACAACTCCTTAGTTGGTGCAGACAGCGAACCGAAACCTTGGCGCGTGAAGCAGATTGTGAAGTCGTCGCCTTCAAGTTGCGTGGCAAGTTGCGTAGCATTCCAAGGGTCAATTGCAACTTCTTCAATGTTAAAAATATCTCTGAGTTCATTCAATCGCCTACGAATAAAGTCATAATCGCAAATGGCACCAGGTGTTTTCTCAATGAAACCTTCTCGTGTCCACTGGTCATACGGTACTCGGTCCTTTTGCGACCGTCGGCGAATGGTATCTTCAGGGGCAAAGAAGTAAGAAAGCGTCTTAAATCTGCCTCCAGGTTGCGGAAAAAGTAGGTTCAAGGCTGCCAAATCAGTGGTTGTTGATAAGTCTAAACCACCAAAGCACGTCTGCCCCTTCAAACTTTCGGCTGTAAAACCCCCAGCACAACTATCCCAAAGCTCAATAGGCATCCAACGAGAGTCTTGTTCCGTCCAAATATTGAGGTGTAATCGCTTAAAAGTGTTCTCATAGGCTGGTATTTCTCTGGCTTTCTTGAACTCCTCGCGCAAAAACTCAGGGCGAACCGACACCCCCCAATTGGGATTCGCTTTCTTCCATACCTTTTCATCCTTCCAGTCATCATCAGGGCTGGCTGCAAAGATGACGCCATAAAAAGCAGGGTCCTCAACCACGCCTTCATGCACGCGCTTCGCATAATCGTGGTACTCCCAGCAAATTGAGTTACGGTCAAAGCCTGCTGTAGTTAAAAGCGCTGTTAGTGGTTGGGCGCGATACGCCATTGAGGAAGTGAGAACGTCAAGCAAGTCGCGTGATGGCATGGCGTGAACTTCGTCAGCAATAATGGCTGAAAGGTTTGTGCCGTGCTTATTCTTAACTTCGGAAGAGAGAACTTTATACGTTGAGCCAGTTTGGTAGACGACCATTGAGCGGCGAAATGGTTTAATGCGAGAGGAAAGTTTGTAGTTTGCAAGAACCATTTCCTTGGCAGCATCAAAAACTAGAGCTGCTTGCTCTTTATCAGCCGCAGCGGAAACAACTTCGGCGCCAGGTTCGTTGTCAGCATCAAGCATGTAAAGCGCTAGTCCAGAGCCGAGTGCAGACTTGCCATTTTTTCTTGGAATCTCGATATACAAGACTCGATACTTGCGTAAATGGGTGACTTTGTGTTTCCAGCCAAAAACTCTGCGAAGGATTTTTGCTTGCCAAGGTTCAAGTTCGAAATGCTGGCCGGCGCACTCGCCTTTTAAGTGCCGCAACTCCTTAGAGTAAAAGCGAACAATCCTATCCGCCGCCTCCTTATCGAAGTAGTAATCTCGAAATTCTTTTCTATATTGAAGTACTCGCTTAGGCAGCATAGGGGTCGTCATCCTCAACCGGGCGTCGACCTTCTGCCATAGAAATCATGCGAGCACGAGCGGAGGGCGTGATGCCAAACATTTGCTCAAGACGTGCCATTTGCCGAGACGCTTCATTGCGAATAGGCAAGAAAGGATTGTAGGTATAATAACTTACTCCACCTTTCGCGTCTTTGTGTGGCTTGACGAGCATACCCGGCTGAAGGAATTTTTCTGCCTCCACAAATTCCATTAGGTAAGTGACGTAGCGATAAAAAGGCCAGACATCAATTTCAGTAAGGAGACCAAGCCTGCATAATTCTTTGCTGAGAGTTTTCCAAACCGCCTTGCCAGCCTCGGAAAGTTCCTTTGGCGGCTCAACGTCCTCAATCTGTTTTGGCTTCGGTTCATTATAGTTGATTTTCCTATGTCCAGGATTGCCCTCAAAGAGCTGTAGATTTGTTGGTTTTGGTTTCGGTCCACGTAATCCCATATCGTTTATCTTAGCGGTTTTACAGTACTTAGCACAGGTAAAAACTAGGGGCCCCCACCCAAACCCCCCCTACCTTCAAAACTTGCGACTGCACGCGTTTACC